AGAATTTGGGACAGGAGCAAAAGTATCTATTCCTTCGGGTTGGGATGAGTATGCAATGCAATTTAAGGGCAGTAAATCAGTAGCCGGAATGAATGCTCAACCATATTTAATTCCTAACTTTGAGATGCAAAAAGAACAATTAATAGCTAAAATAAAAACATTAATAAACAATGTATAATCCTAATGTCGATATAAAAAAATGGTTTTATACCAATTTAGTTTCTGCAACAGGCTTAGGAGTTTATGATGGCATTGCTCCCGATACGGCAGGTAATGAATATTTAATTTTAACCGGCAGAACTTCAAGTCAAGTTCAAGGCAAAAACGGATATACCAATACTTTGGTGTTCACGATAGACATTGTCACAAAAAATGCTAACTTTGGCTTTAAAGATTCGGAAGCTATATCTAATCAAATTTTAGCTGCTATAAATTCCGATACTCATATTACACTTCCAACAGGGTGGAATGCCTCAAGTTTAAGTGTTGCCGGTATCAGAAATATACAAGCCTTAAATCCATTAGACAATGTTTTTAGAACCTTATTAACATATAATTTAACAATAACACAAACTCAATAAAATGTCAGAAAGTAAAGTATCAGCAAGAAGTTACTTATTATTCGCAGATGCTACAAATAGTGGCACATATAGCGTAGTAGCTTGTTTAACTTCAAATGCAATCACATCATCAAACAACGTAATCGATGCATCTTCAAAATGTGGGGATGACTACGAGCCAGGACCAAACTTTAAGCAATCAATTAAGGCTGAAGGTTTTGCAATCGACCAAACAGGAACTCCAAGTAAAGATTCTTACGATTTACTTTATTCTTTGCACGTTGCTAAGACTAAATTTGCAATCAAAATGGGTCCTTCTGCTCCTGCAAGTGGTAACGTAGTTTATGGTGGAACTGCAACTGATTTAGTATTTATTTCAGCTTGGGATTTAACTGCTCCTGATAAAGAAGACGTTAAGTTTACTGCAACTTTTGAAGTAGTAAATCCTCCATTAACACAAACAAAAACTGCATAACAACTAACCAACTATGTACGAATTAAAACTGAAAAACAACACAATCCATTTAAAATGGGGTACTTGGGCAATGCGTGAGTTTTGCCAAACCTACAATTTAACTTTAGAAAAGTATTTTGAAGCGTTAGCAGATACCCAAAAAGACATTGATAAGATTGTAAAATTATTTTTTATTGGATATAAGGCGGCTTGTCTTACTAATAAAGAAGAAATAGTTTATACTGAAATCGATGTTTGTGATTGGATTGATGAAATTGGTTCTATTTATATTAGTGAAGGTCAAGTGGTAGAATATTTTAAATATATTTTATCTACCATTAATGTTGATGTAACTGATGTAAAAGATACCGAGAAAAAAAAAGCCTTAAAACGCTAACTTGGGATGACATTTTAGTTAAAGGTGCTGAATGTGGGATAAAGCCAAGTGAATTTTGGGAAATGACTTGGAAAGATTATAGTATTATCGTTTTGGGAACAGAGCGTAAGGAGCTTAATGAATGGGCGAGGACAAGAAACCTCGCCTATATTATTTATTTAAGTAACTCAGGAGATAAGCACCCAAAATCATTAAAAGCCTTTTGGCATATACCTCAATTAGATGATATTGATGAGCCGGAAGAGGTTATGCTATCAAATGAAGAATTATCACGAACTTTGGCACTATACGGAATAAATTAAAATAATTATGGCAGAATTTAATTCATACTTAGGGGTCAAGTTTCAGTTCGATAGCGCAGATGCAAGAGCAGATATTATTAAGCTCTTAAATGATTTAGATTACTTTGAAAAAAAGCTAAAAAATAATTTTGATACTGAATCTATTAAGAGATTTACCGGTGCTATGGATACTGCCAAGCAAGGTTTATACGAATATGGAATACAAGTAGATACAGTTACTCAACAATCGTTTCAAAATTTTAGAGCGATTGGGCAAATGGATAGAGTTACTCGTGAGTTTGCTTCAGGGGGTTTAAATCAGGGGTTGAATGGTCTAACAATGTTAGGGAATACCCTTACAAGATTATCAATACAAGAAGGTGGATTTAAAAATGCAATTTCAAGTTTAGCCGGAGCATTTACAGGACCGGCAGGTATTGTTTTAGCGATTTCTGCGGCAGTAGGTTTGTTTGAGGCTTACGAAAAACAAATAAAAAAAGCAGAAGAAGAAAATCAAAAATTTTCTAAGAGTTTAGATGATGCAAAAGCAAAAGGTTTAGAGCAAGGATTAAAACTTCAAGAATTAATATCAATATCTGAGGATCAAACTTTATCAGATAAAAAAAGAACTGAGGCTTTAAATGCAGTTAAAAAAGCAGTAAGCGAAGTAAATGCTGAGTATGGCGCTCAAATTAAGACTTCTGAAGATGCTAAAAAAGCCGTTGATTTATTAACTCAAGCATACATTCAACAAGCCGTTGTTGGGGCAAGAATGGCGAAAGTAGCGGCTGATACAATAGCATTAGAATCAGCACAAACAACTGTTGCAAAAGCAAAACCAAGTGATATTGGTAAAGTTATAGCTGCTCAAACTACTCAACAATTAGGAGGTACTGCGGGTTTAGGTGCCGGATTATTAATAAAATCTTTAGGATTACAAGATTTATCTGATGCAATAACTGAATCAAAGAGATTAAAGGAAGAATTAGATAAACAAACTGCTGCACTTCAAGATGATATAAAAAAATTATCACAAAATCCTTTTGGTGTAGCATTGGCTACAGGAATGGAAGGAATACAAAGTGGTAAAGGTAAAAATTATGATTTATCTGATGAGATTGCCAAAATTGAAAGAGAGATTGAATTAACTGCCAAATGGGCAAATGAAGAATATAGACTTTATAAGCAAAGAGAAGAATTTGCTAAAAAGAATTTATCAATACAAAAGGCTGATGTTGGAGTAAACAATTTTAATGATTATTTATTTGCGCAACAACAAAAGCAAGAGAAAAAACAAAATACTCCTTTTGAAGATATAGCAACAAATGCTCCTAAAATACCAGCTTGGATGAATGAATTTACTGAATCAGTAAATAAAAACGATGCTGCTATTAAAAAGGAATATCAAGACTATAAAGATTTTTCAAACCTTTTATCTAAAACATTGACTAAAGATATAATGGGTCTTTGGGATGCAATGCAAAAAGGAGAAAATATAGGAGATGCAATAGGGCAAATGTTTAGTAAACTTGCCGAACAAATAGCTGCGGCTGCTTTACAAGCTGCTTTATTTACTACAATTTTAGATTTGGTTAGCGGCGGAACTGCCGGAGGCGGGGCAAGTTTTGGAGATATGTTTAGTCAATTATTAGGCATTCCTAAATTCGCTGAAGGTGGGGTTGTTTCTAAACCTACTCTTGGAGTATTTGGGGAAGCCGGTCCTGAAGCAGTAATGCCTTTATCTAAATTGGGTAATGTAGTTTCTAATTCATTTAGCGCAGGTTCAATGAGTGGTGGAAGCCAAATGGCAGGAGGACAATTTACTTTGCGAGGCAACGATTTAGTTTTAGCTTTGCAAAGAAGTAATTATTCATTAGATTTAAGAAGAGGAGCATAATGTCATACGCAAATAAATATCAATCAACATTCGCAACAAAAAGTGGCAAAACGGCTTATTTGTATTTGGCTGAAGATGGTTATGTAGGAAGCGTTATTAATTATCAAGGAGTACACATAGACTTAAATTATATTCCAACTTCAGATGATCCATTTGAGCCTATTTATGCAAGTCAATTAAACGTAGTAATAGATATTACTGATGATTTGGTAGATATGCCAAATTTGGTCACTTTAAATGATAGGAAATACCACGCAAAACTTTACATTGATAGCGATTTAGAGTGGCAAGGTTGGGTTTTGAGTGATAGCGTACAAATTAACTACTCAACCGGCAGAAGACAATTAAGTTTTAATGCCGTTGATGGCTTAGGTATTTTAAAGGATATTTTACTTCCTATTTCGGCTTCAACAAACATTAATGAATTAAATTCTCTTTTATATTATATTAATTTGAGTTTAAACTCAATAGCATTTCCTACTAACCCAAATTTAAATATAGTTTGTTCTTATTTTAATACAGGTATGGATGATAGAGGAACGCACACTTATAGTGAACCTTTTTCACAAACATATTTAGCAAATAGAACTTTTGTTTCAAATTATGTTTATTTAGATTGCTTACAAGTTTTAAGTAATATAGTAAAGTCTTTTGGTTGTAGAATATTCCAAGCAGGAGGCAAATGGTGGATTGTAGCAATAAATGAATTTGCAGATACGGGAGCTTATTATACGCAATATGATTATGCCGGAACAGTTGTATCAAGTGGCACAATAAATACTTTAAGTACAATTCAAGGTTATACCGGTAATACAAGTGGACTTTATTTTATAGACAATTCTCAAATGAAAATTTTAAGAAAAGGCTATAATATGTTACAACAAAATATTTCTATTCAAACTGCCGATAATTATGCTCCTAATGGCAATTTTAGACCTTATACGGGTAATATGGTTGCAAATTGGGATGTTGGTGCCACAGGAACAGGAAGTAGCGTTACAATAATTGATAATGCTTCTTATGATTCTGCTCAATATAGACTTATAAGAAGTTCAACTGGAACTGCATTTATTGAAATTGGTATAGCAAGTTCAGGACAACCGGCAAGAGGTCCATATATTAACGGCAACAACGCAATAGATGTTTCTTGGATATTTCAAGGACAAAGTTTGGGTTCAAGTCCAAGAGCATTGGTTTATTTATACATAACCGATGGCACAAGCCAATACAATTGGAATGGCACCGCTTGGATTTTGAATAGTGTTGGAACTTATCTAACAATTCCGGCTTATTCGGGATCAAGTGGTAATGATGTAAATACTTATAGTTTTAAAACTGCGCCTACTCCAATTGCGGGTCAATTATTTTTTAAACTTTCTTTAGAAGCAGGAACAGGAACATTTATACAAATTAGCAATTTTAAAATATCAATTACTCCATTTGCAAGTGAAGTGAATTATTTTGGTTATTTAGTTAATACTACATCTTATGTAAAAACAACTGACATTCCATATGGTTATGCCGTACCTGAAACGGGAACTGCTCCGGAGTTAGGGGTATTTTTAAATGCTTCGGGTGCTTATATGGATAGTTGGTACGAATACGGAACTGCAACTTATTATGATTCAATGTTCTCTTTATTGTATCAAAAATATATGAACATATTTGGCAATAATATAGTAAATATTGATGCAAGTTTAAGTTCTTGGAATACTGCTAACGGGTATTTAAACGCTGCTAAATTATTTAAGGCTGATGATACCGACCCCGCTCAAATAAATGTTAGTGCAAATTCATATATGTTAGGTAATTCGACAATAAGTTATCCTAATGATGAAACTAAGGTTACATTATTGCAAATATCAAATACTCCAATATCTGCGACCTTTGGACATACATTTACTTACAATACCTTTAATTAAGTTAAATTTGCGATATGATTAATAAAGTTTCAGGGAAAAATATAATGTTATACTATCACGACCAAATTTCCGGTAATGATATTCCTTTTGCTTGTTCTACAAATTGCACTTTTAACGTACAAGTAGGACAAAAAGAAGTAACAAGTCAAACATCGGCTTGGTATAAAGAATATAAAATAGATATAGCATCTTGGACAATAAGTTGTGATGGTTTAATTACATTAAGTAATTATGGTTATTTATTCCTTTTGCAACAACAACAAAATAGAACAACGATTCAAGTAAAGTTTGTTATTGATAACGGGGTAGATGGTTTAGTTATTATTTCCGGCAATTGTAATCTTACAAACCTACAAATAAACGGACCTTATAAAGATACTGCAACTTATTCTTGCTCATTACAAGGAACGGGAGCTTATGGTACTTCAGGAACAACAGTTACTCCTTCAGGAACAGTTATCGTAGCAGGTGGGGTTGTTTATGATAAACAATATACTGCGGCGGGTGGCGAAACAACAATTACTTATACGGATATGATAGGCAAAACTTGTCTTTATGTTTCTCGAGGTGGCGTTGATGTGAGAGATATTGTTTCAAGTGGAGCAACAGGAGAGCAAGTAGGATTTAATCAAACTACGGGAGTATTAACATTCCCAAGATCGTTAGAAAGCGATGAATTTATAAGAGGTTTATTCCAATAAAATATTAAAGATGAGTCAACAAATACAAATAACAGGAGGAGCAAAAGTTAGGAATTTAGATGGAGTAATAACTGGTTCAACGGGTGTTCTTAATAGTTTACCAATTAATGGAGCAAATGGTATTCCTCAATTAGATTTTAACGGAAAGATTTTAGTTTCACAATTACCTAATTCAGTAATGGAATATAAGGGTATGTGGAACGTGGCTACAAATACTCCGTATTTAGTAAATGGAACGGGGAATGCCGGAGATGTTTATTTAGTAACGGGTGCGGCTGCCGGTGGAACATCGCACGACTTTGGAGCAGGTGCTATAACTTTTTACAATTCGGACCAAGTTATTTATGACGGCACAAATTGGGATAGAGCAAGTGGTTCAAGTGGAACAGTTACTTCAGTAGGTTTAACAATGCCTTCTGCTTTTTCTGTTAGTGGTTCTCCTGTTACCAATTCGGGAACATTAGCAGTTTCAGCTTTAGGAACGACTTCTCAATATATTAACGGAGCCGGTGGGTTGACTACATTCCCAAGTTTAACGGGATATGTGCCTTATACCGGTGCTACAAACGATGTAGATTTAGGAACACATAAATTAACTTTAACTGATGAGCAATTTAACCCATCTTCAGCACCTTCTTATTCTGAAGGGGAAGTATGGTACGATTCAACTCAAAAGGCTTTAGCATATTACAATGATGTAACAAATAACACTTTACACATTGGGCAAGAGGTTCAATTAAAAGTTTACAATAACACAGGTTCCACAATTGTTAAAGGTGCGCCTGTTTATATTACTTCAACTAATAGCGGGTTTACTTATCCATTAGTGGCTTTGGCAAAAGCAGATACTTTAACAACTGCTAACGTAATTGGGGTAGCAAATCAAGATATTCCAACATCAACGGCGGGTTATATTGTACTTTCAGGGTTGGTAAGTAACATAAGCACAGGTTCATACACAGTTGGAACAGTTTTATATTTAAGTCCTTATTCTGCGGGTCAATTAATGAGTACAGTTCCACCAACGGGATATGCGGTTCGTGTTGGTGTGGTTTCTTATTCAAATAGTCCTAATGGGTCTATTTATATTAATCAATCTAATGCTTATTCAACGGCTGCAAGTATTGTTGGAACGATACAAATTTCTCAGGGTGGAACGGGAGCGACAACTGCCGGTGTAGCATTAACAAATTTAGGCGCAGCAGCTTCAAGTAGATTAATTTCAACTACAACTCCTTTAC